GCCGACCCCTTCGGCCGGACTGGCAGGAAACCCTGAACGCATCCATAGCGTTCAAAACCGCCGAGAACCCGTTCAAAACGGCCGCAACGGCCGTGCCCCCTACATCGGGGTGTCCTGAGGCCGTTAACGCCTTCTAGGGCCTGTTTTCCAAACCCTCGTTTTTCGGTGCGCGTGGTGAAGCGTTTCACCCTGACTGCGTGCGCATGCGTCGGCAAAGTGCGGCCATGCCTAAGACCGCACCACCCGCCAAGACCTCGACCCCGCCCAACACCATGACCGGCCTCGCGGGCTGGGTCGAGGTCTTCAAGGCGGGCGACCACACCGCCAGCGACGGCCGTAAGGTCAGCTTCAGCCGCGCGGACCTCGACCAGATGATCGAGAACCACGCGCTCGGTGCCGCGCCCGCCGTCCTCGGCCATCCCAAGAAGATCAAGACCAAGGAAGAGAAGTCCGGCGCACCAGCCTACGCCTGGGCCGAGGACTACAAGCGCGAGGGCGATGTCCTGTTCACCAAGTTCAAGGACATCAACCCCGACTTCGAGGCCGGCGTGAAGAAAGGCGCCTACCGCAACCGCTCGCTGAGCGTGTTCAAGGACCCGAAGCACGGCTGGCGCGTGCGTCATGTCGGCTGGCTCGGTGCCGAGCCGCCCGCCATCGACGGCCTGACGCCCGTGGAGTTCGCGGGCGACGACTCCGAGAGCTACGAGTTCAGCGCGCCGGGCTACAGCCTGGTGTGGGGCCTGGAGTCCATCGCCCGGCTGCTGCGCAGCATGCGCGACCGTCTCATCGAAAAGGAAGGCCTTGAAGCGGCCGACAAGGAACTGCCGCAATGGCAGATCGACGGCGCCATGGAGGCCGCTGCCCAGGCGCGCGTCGAGTTCCAGGAAGCCGGTGGCGACAGCGGCGCTCTGTTTTCTCAATCCAACGACCCAGGAGGTTCCATGTCGTTCACCCAGGCGCAGCTCGATGCTGCGAAAGAAGAGGCCCGCAAGGAGGCCGAGGAAAAGTCCAAGGCCGAGTTCGCAGCCAAGGAAGCCGAGCTGCTCAAGCTGCAGAGCGAGCGCCAGACCGAGCGCATCGCGGCGCAGATCAAGGGCTGGAAGACCGAGGGCAAGGTGCTGCCGGCCGAAGAAGCCGGCCTGGCCGAGTTCATGGCATCCCTCGAAAGCGCGGGGGCCGAGTTCACCTTCAGCGCCAGCGATGGCAAGGAAGCGAAGAAGACGCCCTCGCAGTTCTTCGTCGAATTCATGGCCGCCCGCAAGCCGCTCGTGAAGCTCGGCCTGCGCACCGAGAGCGACGACAAAACGACGCCGCCCGAAGGCGAGGTGACGGAGTTCTCGCGCCAGGCCGGCTACGAAGGTCTGGAAGTGGATGCCGAGCGCGGCGCCACCGACGTGCGCATCAAGCAGTACATGAAGCAGCACGGCGTGAACTACGCCACAGCCGCCGCTCGCGTGCTGGGCTCGCGCTGATCGGCCCGCCAGCCCACCAAGTTCACCAGTTCCGCCCCTTTCTCAACAACCCTTTAAGGAAGAAACCTCATGGGACGCCTCTCTAACCTGCGGATCGTCGATCCGGTCCTCACCAACATCGCGCTGGGCTACTCCAACAACGAGTTCGTCGGCGAACACCTCATGCCCTTCGTGTGGGTGGACAAGGAAGGCAACAAGCTGCCGAAGTTCGGCAAGGAAGCCTTCAAGCTCTACAACACCGAGCGCGCGCTGCGTGCCGAGAGCAACCGGATCAACCCGGAAGGCCTCGGCTCGATGGACCTCAACACCGACGAGCACGACATCGAGTACCCCATCGACTATCGCGAGTCGGCCGAGGCGGCGTTCCCGCTTGAATCGTGGGGAGTCGAGGTCACCCAGCAGGTGATCCAACTGCGCCGCGAAAAGATGATCGCCGACATGGCGCAGAACCCGGCCAACTACCCGGTGGGCAACAAGATCGCCCTGGCGGGCAATGACCAGTTCACGGCGGGCGCAACCTCCGACCCGCTGGGCGTGGTCGAGAACGGCAAGGACGCGGTCCGCCAGAAGACGGGCAAGCGGCCCAACACGATGATCATCGGCGCGAGCGCCTTCAAGCCGCTGCGCTTCCATCCGCAGCTCACCGACAAGATCAAGTACACGGGCAAGGGCGTCGTGCGCCTGGATTCGCTGCGCGAGCTGTTCGACATCCCCAACATCTACGTTGGCGAAGGCATCTATTCGAGCGACCAGGACGTGTTCTCCGACCTGTGGGGCGACAACATCGTGCTGGCCTACGTCGCGCAGAAGCCGCAGACCGAAGGCGTCGAGCGCTCGCCGTATCAGCCCAGCTTCGGCTACACCCCGCGCCGCCGTGGCATGCCCCAGGTCGACGTGCGCAACCCGAGCGGCAAGGTCGAGCTGGTGCGCTCCACCGACAACTTCCGCCCGTACATCGTCGGCGCCGACGCCGGCTACCTGATCTCCGACACCAACGCCTGATGCATGCGGGCCGCGTTCGCGCGGCCTGTGAGCACGGTTCGAACCTGACTCGAAAGGACTTTTCATGAAGACCGAACAACCGATCCTGACCACCACGGTCCTCGCCTCGACTTCGCTGGTCGGCCGCCGCTTCGCGACCGTGGCCGGTGCTACGCCTGCTGCTGGCGCGAAGGTGCTCGGCGTGGCAAACGCTGACTACAACCTCGGCGAGCAGGCCGGCGTCGGCGTGCTGGGCATCTTCGTGGTCGAGGCCGGCGCTGCCGTGGCGGCCGACGACGACGTGCAGACCGATGTGCTCGGCCGCGCGATCACGAAGGCGGCAGGCGTGTACTGCGGCCGTGCGCTCGATGCGGCGGCGGCGGCCGGTGCATTCATCCGCGTGGCACGCGGCATCTGAGGGACTCACCACGAGGACTGCCAGTGATGCGCACGCCCCGGGAGACGGAGCCGCGCGGAGGCCATTGAGCGAAAGGCGTGCCGGTATGTCCCCATGCCGCCCGCCGCCTTGACACCCCACAGGAGAACGACATGACAGGAATGATCGCTGCGACCGTCGCGATGATTGCGCTGTACGACGTGCGGCACGGCGGGAAGACCTACGGCCCCGGCTCGCCGGACGGCGTGGACTTCCTGGCGACCGAGCGAGAAGCCCAGCGCCTCGAAGAGCTGCAGGCCGCCAAGCGCGACCCCGAGGCGCAGGCCGCTGCCATCGCCCGAGTCGAAGCCGAAGCCCGGGCCAAGGCGGAAGCCGAAGCGGAGGCGCGCGCGGAAGCCGAGGCCAAGGCCAAGGCAGATGCCGAAGCGCAGGCCCGTGCGGAGGCCGAAGCCCAAGCCAAGGCAGACGCCGAAGCGCAGGCGCGTGCGGAAGCCGAGGCCCAGGCGGATGCCGAAGCCCAAGCCGCTGCCGCTGCCGCGAAGTCCACGACCACGCGCGCTAAGCGCTGAGACGCATGGCCTACGCGACGCCCGCCCGTTTCATCGAGTCCTTCGGCCTGGACGAAACCGTCCAGCTCCTGTCGGATGAGCAGCGCCTGCTCACCGGGCCGTTGCTACTGGACGCGCTCGCGGGCTCGTGGACTGGTGCGCCCACCGAAGAGGAAAAAGCGGCGGCTCTGGCGGCCGTCGCCCGCCTCACGCGCAAGCTGGATACGCAGTCCAACCTCATGGACGGCTACCTGCGCCCCGCCATCGTCCTTCCGCTGTCGCCCGCAGACGCGAATGCCGGCACGCTGGAAGAGTGCTGCCTCGCGCTGACGCGCTGCGCCGTGGCCGACGACACCGACAACGCGACCGAGCGCATGGATGAATGCTGCAAGGGGTGGCGCGCCTGGTTGCGCGATGTCTCTGTCGGCAAGGCCAAGCTGGCAGGCGCGGACGGCCAGGCGGTCGCACCCAGCGGCGGCGCCCGATCCGGTCAGGCCCGCACGGGCTACGACTGGGCATCCTTCCGCCCCAGCCGAGGAATGCTCCCATGAGCGGCACGCAGCTCCGCGCAGGCTTCAGCAACGACCTGATCCGCCTGCACCTGGCACGCCTCGCCATCGCGAACGCCGAGGGCTACACCACCGCGCGCGAGGACATCGGCGAGTACCTGGTCGGCGAGGTGCAGGACAACCTCGACGGCCAGAAGCTCTACGACGGTTCGGCCATGCCGCAGAGCAAGGCGGCGATCAAGCGGCCCGGCAAGACGCTGATCGACAAGCACCACCTGTACGACAGCTACGTGTTCCAGCTCGCGCCCGGCGCGGTCGAGATCGGCTCAGCGCTGGTCTATGCGGCCATCCACCACTTCGGCGGCAAGACCGGCCGCAAGGGCAAGACCAACATCATTGCGCGCCCCGTGCTCGGTGTCGCAGCCAAGCAGGAGGCCCGCATCGGCGACATCCTGCTCAATGCAGTAGGGGCCATTCAATGAGCACCGTCCTGCTCAACCTGACGCTCGCATACGTGCGAGAGAAGTTCACCCGGAAGGAAGTGGCCGAGGTGAAGGAGTACGGCGGTGAGTTCAGCGGCGAAGAGATCGACAAGGCCAGCTTCTCGTGCCCGACCATCTTCATCGCTCCGCTGGGCTGGACGCCCGGCGCCACCGGCAAGCGCCTGGTCGGCCGCAATACGCGCTCGGTGCACATGGCCGCCTTCGTCGTGACCAAGAGCGCGGGCGGGCGTGGGCCTCGCATGCGCGAAGCGATGCAGCTCGCCGAACGCCTGTCGCTGGCGCTGCGCGCATGGACGCCGCAAGACTCCGGCCTGCCCTATGCCGTCGCGCCGCTCGACGATGACCACGAACCCACCTGCGAGAACCTCTACGGCCGGCAGGTGGACAAGGCCGGCCTAGCCCTTTGGCTGGTGCGCTGGCAGCAGGACGTAAAGGGCCGCGTGCCTCCGGTCCAAGCCTTCGATCTGCTGGCCGTCGAGATCGCTTCCGACACCCAGCAGGGCGTCGTCCCCGAGACCGAGCAGCCGGCAGTCCCGCCGCTGTCCGTGTCCCACGAGATCACTTTTCAACCACAGGAGCCATGATGGCAACCAAGCCCGCCGCCCAGTCCGAAGTCCAGCAAGCGGACACCCAAACCAACACCACACCGGCCTCGGCCCAGGCCCCTCAGCCGCTGCGACTGGGCACCGTCGTCAATGTCGTTGTCGCCGAGGGCGTGATCCTCATCAACAACGAAACCGGCACGCGCTTCGTGCCCGGCGTGCCCACCCCGCAGACCGTGACGCCGACCCTGACCCGTCGCGTTGACGACTGCGATCTGTCCATCGCGCCCTGAGCCGCGAACCACTCTTCAACCTCGACTTGACCCGCGTTTAAAGGAGCTTTCGCGATGTCCCTTCCCAACCTTCTCAGTCTCAATTTCCTGGTGCCGTTCGCGGCGGGCAAGATCGACTTCTCGCGTGCGATCCGTGGCCTGCGCGGCATGCCTCGCCGTTTGCTGCTGGTCGGCCACAAGCTGGCGGCCGGCAGTCTCGCGGTGAACACGATCACCACGATCAGCACCGAAGGCGACGCCATCGATCGCTTCGGCGAGGGCTCCATGCTCGTGCAGATGTGGCGCGCAGCGAAGGCCAATGCAGACCTCGGCATGCCCATCGACTGCATCGCCATCGCCGAGGGCAATGCAGCGATCCCCGCGACCAGCCTGGTCGCTGTCACCAATGCTGGCGGAAACCTCTCGATGCCGGGTGAGGTGATGCTCTACATCGGTGGCAAGCGCATCAGCGTGGGCGTCACGACCACCGACACCCAGCAGACCGTCGCGGCCAAGCTGATCGCCGCGATCAATGCTGACCCCAAGCTGCCGGTGGTCGCCGCCGCGACCGCGAACCTGAACGAGGTGAAGGTGACCTGCCGCTGGGGTGGGCCGACCGGCAACGACATCGACCTGCGCAGCACCTTCTACTGGGACGACCGCCTGCCCAATGGCCTGACCATCGCCACGCCCAAGATGGCGACTGGTGCGGTCATCCCGGACGTGTCGCCGGTGGTCGTCGCGATGAACCTCTACCGCGCCAC